ATCACGTGCAGGTAGGGTCTCGCTGGGCATTTGTTTACTTATATCGTAGTCTGTGAAAGCTGTTAAACTAACGAACGCTAGTGTTAGGCGTGCACTCCCCTATTCCCAACGTTTGTTGCATCATAACCGGAGCACGACATCCTGGGCAAGGACATTTTTCATGTTCGTGCCCCAAAATATGACCCATTTCATGAGATACTAAGTATTGACGGTAATCATCTAACGACAACTTGCTTTTTGGTGACCCGTGAAACCATCGGTCCGCATTAATCCACATAGTTTTCCCAAACATTTCGGCACAGGAAAGTTTACTTTTCGTGAACCCACACTTGTCTCGAATAGTTGCGTTGGTTGAGAAGTGGATAAGTACATCTTGATTTAGTGATACCGGTTCAAAGAAGTACCCTTTCTTTCTCCACCCGTCTGGATCACTTAAGTAAGCCATAATGTAAAATTCTATCTGAGCAGGGTGTGTGATAGAATACTGGCTCTGGGCATCTGGGTCTACAACAACTTTAACTTTGATTCGTTTCAGCATTGTCCTTCAATCCCAATAATTTCTCTAGACCTTTCTATAAAAATGCCCGAGCAGAAGTCTGTAGCCGCCCCTGCTGGTGTCGACTTTGCCGACCTCACGACTCGTGCCATCAAGTATGCGTTCGAGGGTCTAGCCGTAGCCATTGCCGCTTACCTCCTACCCGGCAAGGGCCTCAAGCTGTCTGAAATCGGCATGATTGCCCTCGTTGCCCTAGCCACGTTCGCCATCCTGGATATCTATGCCCCCAGCGTCGGCTCGTCGGCCCGCACCGGTGCCGGCTTCGGTATTGGCGCCCATTTAGTAGGCTTCCCTTAAACATCGAACACATCGCAACACCGTAAACAAAAACACGAAATTGGTCATTAAAAAATGACCCATCTCGGGTCGGGTTTTAGTTTTTAGTAGAATATAGCCTCATCAAACTTGTTCTTCATAATCGCATTAAGTGTGCTAGGCGAGTTGTTGCTCGCCGACATCGCATAGAATTCTGGGTAGAATTTTAGGTTGTACTCGTACGTGTTATTCCTAGTATGAAGCCAGACAATGAATGTTTGGTCACAGTACTCGGACTGCTCCCACTTCAAGCTAATATCATCATGGCCCAGCTGACGTTCCACGGCATCTTTCAGCGTGTCTAGCGCATTGTAAGGATGGTGAATTTTCGGCATCTTGCTTCAACAGTTGTCTACGTTAGGAAACCCAATTTCGTTTTTAGTTAGTCGAACATCATCTGCGTAAAGATTTCCATAATAGTATCGCGCTGGTCAAACGTGAATCCACGTGTTTCAAGCACACATGAAGTTTGATGTTCCAAATGAACTTCAAATCGCAGTAAATCGTGGGTAGAGTTGGTAAACTCCACAATTGTCCACCCATCAACGGTTTCACCGACACTGCCGGTTACAGGGAAATGATCCGCCGTAACCTTTACTTGCACATCACTCACAACGTTGTCCATATTCTTGGGCATTTTGATAATGATCCTTTTCCAATTTACGAAATAATTTCCGTTTTCATTTAGATAGATGTTTCCTAAACCCGTAATGAAGAACTTGGTTTATTGTTGCGTATTCCGTGATGCAGGATATATGGATTTACTAGCACTTCTTTTGAAATCTATGAAATTGAAGGGAGCATTTAATCCAGAAACTACCGACTTTTTACTTTTAACTCATACGTCAATGAATGACGCTATTGGCGAAAAGATATTGCCGTTAGAATTTTTCTTTAATTTATGGTATCTTGATGTCCACCAATTAATGGATGCTGCTCGTTCTCGCCTATTTATTTTTGATTACCCTTACGTCGATAAGTACGACAAGATTCTGTATATTGATACCGATATCCTAATTAATTCGGATATCAATAAGATACTTGATATACCGATAGAAAGAGATATTGTATACGCTGTACCAGAAATGACGCTGGCGTCAGAATATCATGGTGGATGGATGTACGGTAACCATCCAGATATAGACTTGACGAAACCGGCATTCAGTTCAGGGATACTTTTTTTCAAGAACTGCCTAAAAATCAAAGATATGTTTGCTGCGGCAAACGCACATATTCATGACGATATTACAGTGAAAGGGTATAATCCCCCATCATGCTTAGACCAGCCATATATAGTTTTTAACGCCGCTATTCGAAACATGTACAACACAACTACAATAGACCAGTTTGTGCGTGGTGGACGAAACCCCGAGTTCGTAGAAGAGAACGTAGTACTCTACCATTTCGCAGGAGATATTGGGGTGTCGTGCAACAAGAAACAGTGGATGGATGCATTTATCCAGAAAATCATTGATTTTAAACCGGTCGATGTGTCTACACATAACTAAGTGTAAAACGAAAGTCTGGGTTTACATGTATGAGTAGAAGAAGATGAAGAAGATGTCCACGATTGTTTGTTACAATGGTCAATGGTTCAAGATTGTCGCGAAGAAGTACGAGCCAGAGCGGCAAACGAACCAAATCGCATGGATGATGATTCGCGACCCATCGATTACGTCAGAGGAAGCATACCGCAAGTATTACGAGACGTTGCGCTCCGAGGTGAAAGTTTTATGCCCGTCATTTAGAAAGGAAGATGAATAACATCTTGACCGCGTTTATTGTGTCGGTATGTGTAGTTCTAACTGTGATTTTAGGATACTATTTGTGGACAGGTATTCTTCCTGGCGCAAAGTTGATTGAACAAAGACCTCCTCTTGATTCGGCCGAGTTGGGAGATACGCAAGCCAAGTTCATGTTTTTCTATGCTCCTTGGTGTCCCCACTGCACAACTGCAAAAGTACCGTGGGCTTCGCTAAAACAGCTGGTTGAGAATTCGGGATATACGTATGGCGGAAAAACTGTATCGTTTGAAGACATTAATGCCGATTCAAATAGAGGCAAAGCTGCGCTGTACAAGATTGTTGCCTATCCTACCTTCAAAATTGAAACAAAGGATAAATTGTTTGAAATGCGAGGAATACCTTCAGTCAGCAATTTTCGTGGATTCTTGAAGGATGCTCTTGGCGCAGAGAAAGCGTCTTAAATCTGCGCCGGCTGTTTCAAGGATGTGAGGAATACTAAAATCTGAAATATTTGAAAAACTGCGTAGATTTGGGTATGCTAGGGATAAAGTACACTGTTTCCGAACTTGTCTGAAAAAGTTTAGGGTAACGAGAGTGTACACATCATGAATGTATGTGAGTGGCGACATATCTTCGATTTTTTCCGGCTCAAAATTGTTCTCAATCATCTTTAATTTCAGAGATAAGCAAAGTACATGGTCGCTTGTTGGAATGAAGTAGTCTATGGACGGAACAAACAAGTCACCATCCACAAACACTTGTCCGTACATGATTTGCGGACGAAAAACACCAGGGATACAGCATGAGCATTTCAGGGCTTCAAGTAGAGGTACATCTTTGGAAAAAATCGTGGGCTTTCCTTTCGTCAAGTTTGATGCTGCGATATACAGAGGCATAAGTGCATCGCCTATTTTTTTGGTGCGGATATCAACACCTTTCGATAAAAATAAATCAATGATTGATTTTTCAAACGTGTCCATTGAAAAGACACCTTTGAGAGTTAGAGATTGAGGAAGTTGTGCGAAATCAAGATCGGGAACAAATTTTGAAATTTGAAATGCCTCGTTCAGGGACTCTGCATCGAGAGTAAGACCAAAGGCAATATATGCTCCAACAATAGACCCAACGGAAACGCCATACACTCCATCTGGAAACACCAGGTCCTGAGTTTTTGAAAGTTCGAGTAATGCTCCGACAAACAATATACCTTTCATTCCTCCACCACCCAATCCAAGTGTGCGGAACGGGCTAGACATTCTTGTAGTAAGAGTAAGCACAAATGTTGCGAGCGCGCGACGTATGGGATGAACAAGAAGAACGACGAGCAAACAGGATGGCGGCGATGGGACCTATTATCGTACAAATTCAAGCTAAGATTCGTAGTCATTCGGCACACAATTCAAATGCACCGTACATCGTGTATGAAGTACCGTCGTACGTGTTTGGATACCCTCTCTTTGCTTTGAAAGAAGCAGTCGACCATCTTGTACAAGAATTCTCGAAAGCTGGGTATTGGGTATGGGTCGTTGAGCAAAAATACCTGTTTATTTCATGGCTCAAGCCGGTGAAAACGAGAGACGGAACTCGACAAATGCTCGCAACCAATTACCGTCCAATGAGTTACACTCCTGAATTTATGAATTCATTTCAGAGGTAATAGATAATGGAATTTGTGGGCGGAACACTGAATATAACTATCTTAGCTTCATTTTATACAGTAGTAGGAGCTTTGCTGTCGATTCTTCTGTTTCATCTGTTTGATGATTGCGACGATGATTGGAAGAAGGAGGGACTAGGGTATCAACTAGGAGATATTGGGCTGGAATTAGGAATAATCGGAACAGTCGCATTTTGGGTAACGTATGTTATTCGCGACTATGCTCCTATTTTCCCAATAAGTAAGACGTTGGACGTGCTTATTGATACATACATTTCCGGCGTGTTTTTCGCATTTGCGATGTTTTTGTTCCTGGAAGAACTGAGCGATAAAATCAAATTTCTCTACCATTCGTATTTCCATAAACATATTGTGCGCATGATTCCGGAAAAGTGGTCTTTAATGAAATCTTTGTTTGCTGTGCGTAAAACGGATACGAAAAAGGATAGTGGAGAAACATACTAAGAATGGATTGTAAACACGAGATTATTATTGACGAAGGTGAGCAAGTATGTACAGTATGTGGAACAGTTATGGGAACAGTTATTGATGAAGGAGCCGAATGGCGAAATTATGATCAGGGAAAGGGTGGAGACCAGTGTCGAACTGGATTTACAACATCAGACCTTCTCCCCGAATCATCGTACGGTTCCATTATGTCGTTCAGAGGAATAACGTCAAAAGATACAAGTTTGAAAGCTATTCAGCGGCTTTCATCGTGGTCATTATCCTCAAATTCTCAGCGGTCATGGATGTCTATCTTTGACGCTATCCAGCTTTCATGTTCACATGCCGGACTTCCGAAAGCTATTGTTATGGACGCTTGTGGCCTGTACAAGAAACTTGAAGATGCTCAGAAAGTGAGGGGGGAAACACGTCGGTCAATGATGGGAGGCGCAGTGTTTGTAGCGTGTCGAAACCACGATGCCCCGCGCAGTCACGAAGAAATCGCCAAGATGTTTCTTGTGAATATTCGATCGCTCTGTAAAGCGATTACCCACTTCGAATCTACCGAAAATTCGGTATTGAAAACGGAGATTGGAATCGCTGAGAGGTTGTGTGCTTCACTGTCTCTGAACGACGAACAACGTGATAATATCATGGGACTTCTACTGGAAATTTCCACGAAATCCGAGGACGAGTTTGAGCATACACCCAAAACCATTGTGGCTGGAGTGGTTGCTCATATTATGGGTCTGAAAACCAAAACGCAAATGAAAGTTGTTTCTGATGCTTCAGGTGTATCGGCTCTATCTATTCACAAAATCGTACAGAAATTCGTGAATGCATAATCATAAATGGGCGATACAGGTTCTACGGGTATGGCTGGTGTAACTGGAGATATGTTTATGGTCCCTACGGGACCTACGGGACCTACATATATTATGACGATTGAGCAGCTTGTACAGTACCACGACACAACTGCCCAGTCCGAAACAACTGATAAAAACGCCATGAATGCGATTATCAATCCCAGTACATCGGGAATTCAACAGAATCTCATTCAATGGGCATCGCTTGGATTTCCAGTGGATTACCAGATTCTATCGGTTTCTCTAATTCTTCCGTCACCATGTTGCGATGGTCAGAGTCGCGACATGTTGTCGTATATTTCGTACCTTACGGGGTCGGATATTATGACTCTAACCACCGCCTTTCAGTCAAAGTTTTCGGGTATTTATTTTTCGTACAGCATTTCTGGAAATATCATAAACTTACACGCATCTAAGGTCTAAGGCCTGAATTTCTTGAACGCGTGTGTATCCGGCAACGATATCTGCGGTCCCCATTTCCATGCTAAGTAACCTTCTACTTGTTGACGTTGAGAATCAGTCAGAGCAGTATTGAAAATCAACATTTCGTGGATTGTACCTTGATACCCTTCGTAAGCATCGCCAATAGTCGATCTGTATTCCTTTCCTATAGATAATATATCGGTTGTTGCAGATCCAAGGGACACTGTTCTCGATGTTTGTACAGCTCCATTATTATATATTGATTGAGAGGTCGCAGAAATATTCGCAATAATCAAATTCTTCTGACCTGCTACTGAATTTTCGACCAATGTACCACTGTCATACGCTGGTGCTCCAGATACATTGCCGATATATCCTCTAGGCGTTGTCCCGTTCGTATACGGAAAAACCACTATTGTACCGACACTCTGAAAACTGAATATTCGCGTATTTCCTGTACCATTTCCGTTTGTAATCGTTGGATTATGAACAGCAATTAAACAGTGAGTTTGTGAAGAAACCGTTAAGCCCGATGTAATAAAAAACTGGTTCGCGTTAAAGGTCACTCCGTTGGTGCTTGATACGTAATTTGGTCCACCTGTTGTAGATATGGATGTCCCATCCCCACTTCTTCCGAGACCATGGTTTCCATTGCCGCTCTTATCGCTCCATTGTGACATATTGGTTCCGGAACTGAAAACCATACTGTTTGTATCTGATCCGTCCAACCATAAAGAAAGTCCAGAAATAGATTTTGGAGTGAATACTGTGGAAAAGGCAGGAAGAAGTTTTCCCGGATGACCAGTTGGAAGATTTACTACCAGTTTCCATTTATTGGCGAGGTACTGCTCTACTTGCAGACGTTGGGAATCGGTCAGAGCAGTATTGAATACAATAACTTCTCCAATATTTCCGTTGAATAAATTAGTTGCTGGATTGAAATCATTACAAATTCTAAAACGGGACACTGAAAAGTTTCCCGTTCCCACTCCAGTGATATTTGTTACAGTTCCGCCATTTAGATAATCAGCAATATTTCCAGATGTCGCTACACCAGAAATTACATACGGCGTATTGGCTGAGGCGACGGTATAAAAGTAAGCACCACTGAGTCTGTAGGCACCAAAATTTCTAAGGTACTGATACACCGCAACTAAATATAAGGCAGAAGCATAATCAACTTGACTTGATGCACACAAACTTAAAATGCGAGGTGAACCGGCCGTCTCGGTTACTGAAGAAGGTACACATACTACAAAATAAGTAATTGACGGAATTCCTGATAATGCAATAGGACCATCAAAGAAGTATGTTGGATTTGGTGACGTACCGGTATTGGGGAATGAAATCCCTTGTAGTCCATTGATTAGGTTTTGAGTAAGTACTGGATTGGCAGTTCCTGCCGATGTAGCTGTATTTCCGTTCCCTGACTTATCCGCCCAAGACGATATATTGGACCCAGAACTGAACGTCATACTTGATGAATCTGCCGCATCCAACCATAGCTGGCAACCGGGAATATCCACTGGTGAAAATGTGCGTTGGAATAAAGGTCGTTGGTAATTTTGGGTAGTGGATGTAGCATTATAAGGATGCGTTGAAAGCAACGAGCTTTGAAGTCCCCATTTCACCGCCAAATATCCTTCTACTTGCTGACGTTGAGAGGTGGATAAAGCCGAATTAAAAATAATGAATTCTCCGAACTTACCAGCAAATTGATCAGTATATGGGACGCTTGGGATATTACGTTTTCCTATTAGGAATGATGTCCAAGTAAAATTTCCAGTTGTTGTGCCAGACATATAAGACGTTCCGTTCCTGAATAATGTAATTGACCCCCCATTTACCGATGTAGACACTATGCTTACAACATATGTTGTATTTCCACGAAAGGTTGAATTAGCATTCGTTTGAAAAGAACCTCCAAGAGGTAAAAAATCATTGAGACTAGTAGTACTATCACTTGTGGCAGCTAAATCGAAAAAAAATCCATTCCCGTCTGTTGTTGTATTTGTTGTATACAATGGACCATTTATCGGATATGTTGCATTAAATACTGCAAAAATCGTAAATGGATCAGCGACACCCGATGTAACTGGTGCAGTCAACCAAGACGCTCCAGAATAGTTAATTGCTGGTAATCCATTCAGTGTTGATGTAGTTATAGTTGTTCCAGTAGCAGTTGCATTCTTTCCGTTACCCGACTTATCGTTCCAAGCAGTTACAGGTGAAGTGCCAGTAACTGTTGATGAATCTGCCGCATCTAACCATAAGGAAAGACCAGGAATAGATTGGGGAGAAAACTGCCACAAGTTTTTGGATTGGGTGCCGCTTAACGACATACTTATCTTATCAATTTAAAACAGAATATATCCTGTGTTTCCACCGATACCTGAAACCACAATTGTTGACGAATTGCTTGGTGGAATGACTAGTGGACTCGCCAAGTTTGAAGGATTAGTTACAGTTAGAGATAAGTACGCAGTCGTATTATTGCGAAGAACCCAGTAATTACCCGTGTCTCCCGCAGGAGTTGCCGGTAATCCCAATCCAGTCATTCCGGAATTCGTTAAGTTGTAATAAGTTCCGTACGTTGACCCAGTGATTCCAGGAGTTGTGGTTGATGTTAACGTTGACCCAGTAACTCCAACAACGGTTATTTTTGTGAATGCCGGTCCCGTTATCCCTGGTCCCGTAGGTCCTGTAACTCCAGTGTATCCAGTATAGCCAGTAAAGCCAGTGTATCCAGTATAGCCAGTAAAGCCAGTGTATCCTGTGTAACCAGTTACACCAGTGTAACCAGTAACTCCAGTGTATCCGGTATATCCTGTAAAGCCAGTGTAGCCAGTGTACCCCGTTACTCCGGTATAGCCAGTATACCCAGTGTACCCTGTAAAACCTGTGTATCCAGTATAGCCAGTTACTCCTGTGTAACCAGTGTACCCTGTAAAGCCTGTGTACCCAGTATAGCCCGTGACTCCCGTTGCACCAGCTCCCGTAGGTCCTGTGTATCCTGTATAGCCTGTAAAGCCAGTGTAACCAGTGTACCCGGTAAAGCCTGTGTATCCAGTATAGCCTGTAAAGCCCGTGTAACCAGTGTACCCTGTAACTCCAGTGTACCCTGTAACTCCAGTGTAACCGGTGTATCCGGTAAAGCCCGTGTAACCAGTGTACCCTGTAACTCCAGTGTAACCGGTGTATCCGGTAAAGCCCGTGTAACCAGTGTACCCTGTAACTCCAGTGTAACCGGTGTATCCGGTAAAGCCAGTATATCCGGTAAAGCCTGTGTATCCAGTATAGCCCGTGACTCCAGTGTAACCAGTATATCCGGTAAAGCCCGTGTAACCAGTGTACCCTGTAACTCCAGTGTAACCGGTATATCCAGTAAAGCCGGTGTATCCGGTAAAGCCAGTGTAGCCTGTAAAGCCAGTTACTCCAGTGTAACCAGTATATCCTGTAAAGCCAGTGTAGCCTGTAAAGCCAGTTACTCCAGTGTAACCAGTATATCCTGTAAAGCCCGTGTATCCTGTAAAGCCAGTGTATCCGGTGACTCCCGTTGCACCAGCTCCCGTAGGTCCTGTGTATCCTGTAAAGCCAGTGTATCCTGTGACTCCCGTTGCACCAGCTCCCGTAGGTCCTGTGTATCCAGTAAAGCCAGTGTAGCCAGTAAAGCCGGTATAACCTGTAACTCCGGTAAAGCCAGTATATCCAGTGTATCCTGTAAAGCCAGTGTAACCAGTATACCCCGTTCTTCCAGTATACCCGGTATACCCTGTAAAGCCAGTGTAACCTGTGTACCCCGTTCCCCCAGATCCAGTAGGACCTGCGAAACCCATCAACCCGGCAGAAACAATAGTCCAATTACAAACTCCAGTATACGTTCCGCCAAATGTATCAGAATTAATTGTGAGAGTGTTGGGACTAGCTGTAAAATTTGTTATAGAACCTTCCACGAAATTTCCGGGAATTAGGGAATCGGCAATACGTACACGCTGTCCAAGGGCAAAAGCAGTTTGGGAAGGTGATAAGTTGGTGACGTATGATTTGGTTCCAAGACCCATTTGGATTTGAGACGTACTAGTCAAATTCGCGTATCCTAATCCCGTAGGTCCTTGTGTGCCCGTGTATCCAGTATACCCTGTAAAACCAGTATACCCCGTAAAACCAGTCGAACCAGTAGGCCCGCCCGGTGTTCCGGCTGGTCCTTGTGGACCAGTTAATCCCAAACTTGGGAGCTGAGACCATGTCGCTGTTCCGCTAGCATTACCGATACGCAATTCACCAGTATCTGTAGCAAATCCAGGTTCTCCTTGAAGGAGTGGAATGTTTGAGTTCAGCCAATTAGTCTTCGTGTCGCTGCGCAACTGGAACCGGACGTTCTGCTGCGACATTGCTTATTGCCCAGAATTTCCTCCGTTAAAAATCACGGTATACTCCGAAGTTGCACCTCCACCATACAAATCCAAGGCACCGCTAGACCCATTATCGTAGTAGACAATCGGACCACAAATGATAGTGGGACCAGAAGTTCGAGGTGTTGCACATTTTTGTTTTGCTTGGTAATTCAAGATTGTGAAGATTGGGTTGCAAGCAATAGATGGGTACAATGGATTGTAATTATCTACAACGTTCTGAGGATATTGAGCTTTCACGACTCTAGCTTCTGATTTTGTTCTTACGCGGTTCGTATATCCCGCTGCGCTCATTTACTTTTGGTAACGATTCTTAATTTTGATTTCTTGGGAATGGGAGGTTTCGTGTGATCCGGAGCTGTTTTTTCACCCCGAATTTCATCAAAAAGCTGCCGCGCCATTTCTACGGGCAGGTCGCGATAAACCATCGCTAGCTTCAATTTGAGGAGTTTGTCCATAATCTGTTATGGGAACATTTCTTACTGCATTGTGCCACATATTCGGTTCAAATGGTATCTTCTGCAATTCTTCTGGAACTGCAGTTCCATAACTTGCCCATAAAAAGTACCCGAATGAACCAACAACTAAAACAAGCAGAATAACGTTAAACCACCACGAAATTATAGAGTCTCGAACAGATCTCGCCCAAATAAGATTGTTCTCTATTCCCGATACGTTGTCTTTCACCAAATGAAACATCTCTACTCAATAGACAAGAGGAAGGAATGGCGGCTTTACCGATAGCCCTACTTGTATCAACTGTATTCGCAGCGGGAGCGGTTGGTGTATCTCAATATTTTGGGGTTACAGATGAAGAAGGAATCGTTCTGAATTCTGGATCAATTATTCGTGTTGGGTCCCAAGTTCGTATTGCGGGTGCGAGTACCAAGAAACTCGCTGATACGTGTTTGGCTAAAACCACGAACACTGAACCTGGACTTGTGACGTCTATCAATAAAGATAAGAAACTAGTCACTGTGAAATGTGTTCGCAAAAATGGTCTGAAGGTGGATACGATGACGGTGGATGCGAACGATTTAGAAGTTGTGTTTGGAGGACCTCAGGCTGCTGGAATTCAAATTATGGGAGGGTATGCGACTGAAGGATCAATTGTCCAGCTCAAATCGTCCGAGAAGTCGGGAAATTCGAGAGCGTTAGCAAGTCCATACTACAACTCTACAGGAACAGTTATCCAAGTCTACCAAAAAACCAAGCAATTACTTGTGCGTGCTACGCCTACGAGCAACACAAATATGAAGATGGAAGACCAGATTTATGATGGAGATACACTTCAGTTTGTGAGTCCTCCACGTGCCGATCGTGCGATAGGGCTAGGCAACGGTGTGATTCGGATCGGATCGTCTGTTCAGCTGGTTATGCGAGAAGATGGAAAAACACCAGTAAAACCTAACGGTAAGCTTGCTGATCCGGGGTATGAAAAGATAGGAAAAGTCATGACGGTCGATGTTGACCCATCCGATAGGTCGAAACGTCTAGTTCGTGTGAAATGTTTCGGAAAAGCCGATACGAAATACTCGAATGTGAACCGCGAAGTTGTTTATAAAGAAGACGAATTGGAAGCTGTTCCTGCTTCAAAAATTCCCCGAACTGGAGTACCGATTTTCGGAGGACTTGCGGCACTGGATGTGAAGGTCAAGATTCGTGAGGAACGCAGGGAGGTTCTCAAAAGCAAACCTTTGGGACGAGCGGCGTTTGGAGATATGGGAACAGTCGGAGAAATCCAGAAAGATTCGCCAGATAATTTGCAAGTATACGTTATCTGCAACGGTCTGAATCCCGAAGAAGAAACTGGAGATTGGTACGAGCCCGAAGATTTGGAAATGGCGGAAATTGATGATAAGACTGGAACTCCAGTATTTGGGGGTCAAGTAGTTGTAGGTTCTTTTGTACGAGTCATGGAAAGTGCAAAGGGTCGTAAATGTCTGGGTAAATCGGCGTATGGCGATATAGGCATTGTGCGAGGAATAGACCCCACAGCTGCTGAAAACCTGAAACTGAAAATTTCGTGTGGGAAAGATGCGAATACCAAGCAGACAGAATGGTATACTCCCGAAGAAGTTATGTTTTACGATCCCGAGAGTGAAGTTGGAACTGAATTGGATAAAGCGAAATCACGTTTAGCGAGAGCAAACGATGAATTGCGAACGGCCGAACAGGCAGGGGATGAACCCGCAATCACAGCAGCAAAAGCAAAAGTTGAAAAATCTCAAAAGGAGGTGGACGAATTGTCTGGTCAGCGCGTGAGTTCGCAAAAGGCCAACGAGGTTCTGTCTGCGCTTTCCCGCAAGCTGGCGGATTCTCGAAAACTTCTGCAGAAAAGCCGTGATTTGCGCGAAGATATTGCGCGTGAAACATCATGTTCTAAGAGCACGCTGAGCACTGTACAGCAGTACATCAATCTCACCAATACGATTATTCAGAACTGGATGATTGCGAATTCTGTTCCTACTCCGGACGAATTATCGGTAGCCCGCACAAAGATTCAGGGTTCAGCAGTGTACGAAAGCGCCATGAAAAAGCTAGTTCGGGCAATGAATCTAGCCAAAAGTTCCGGCGATATTCCCGAGTACCTTGCGAAAACCCAAGCAGAAAACAATCTTAAAAATGCGACTACTCGTTCTTCGGATGACCCTGAATCAAAGTTCGATATTGCCGACGGTCTTTTGTCTGCCTTGGCCGTAGCTACGCGCAACTTCAAAAATCTGCCCGCAACACCCGAAAAGGCAAAGTATGAAGCGGTAGATGAAGCACTTGCTCGATTCCAGGATGTAACGCGAGACCTTGAGACTGCGGCGTATGCGGGTGATACGCCAGCTGAAGCAACGATGCGCGAAGTTCAAGAAACACTGGTATTAAAACGAGAGGAGCTTTTGAGTTTACAAACCCAGCATGAAGAGAAAGATGCCGCGGCAAATGATGCGTGTGACGAAGCACATGTGAAGAAAGCCGAAGCTGACCGTGCAGAGTTAGTTTACAATGCAGCCGTAAAGGCGGACCGGGGAGACTTGAATAAAGATGATGCGGCTACCCAAGCAAGAATTGTTGCCTTAACGGCCGAAATAGATAGATTAAGTACTCCGGGTACAGGAGCCACAGGACCAGCACCCGCACAGTTCCTTACACCGACTATGTTACAGAATTCCCAGGAAATCAATAGGTTAAATATTGAAAAAGCTGGTCTTGAAAAGTTGCTTGAGAGCCGGACAACAGCTAAGAAAAGTCCGACGGATGCGCTGAAAGTCTTTATGGTAGCGCTTCGAGACTACGTGAAGCAACAGAAAAAGTGTTTGGATGAACGACGAAAGGAACGCAAGATTTCATCGAGGTACGGATGTCTCCAAATCTCTATTGATGCAGCCGAAGACCTAATAAAGAAACTTAAGGTGGAAGTTGATGGACGATGTGGTTTAATAGACAAAGCAGACGAGGTAATTGGAGTTGTGGAAACGTTAGTGGATGCGCGGGAGAAAGCGTATACTGCTGTCCAAATTGCCGTGGACCCAACGAAACGGTCTGGAACATTTGCTGCTCCGTTTAAGGGGATGCCGGTAGAGACACTGATTCGTACATTTCAAACACTGGGTGCACAAATTGAGCAAGATCCAACAACGGATAGACTTCGTGAACTTGTCCGGATGTCGGGAACGTACTCTAATCCAGAATACAATCAGGATCTTGACGCTTTGAAACGACATCTTGGAATGGCTGGTGGTGCGGAAAGTTACCAATCCTATATGAATGATGTTATGTCGGGACCATGGAGGCCATATCAGACTAATGAAGAAGAACAAGAAGTCCAATCACCAGCACCAGCACCAGCGCGAGAAGTTCAACCACTACATACAGGACCTATGCGCACCGGTCCATTACGTTCTCAAAGTAGGTTTGTAGAACCAGAACCAGAAGAGGAAGAAGGTCCATTACCATCGACATCGAATCTCATAGAACCAGAACCAGAAGAGGAAGAAGGTCCATTACCATCGACATCGAATCTCATAGAACCAGAACCAGAAGAGGAAGAAGGTCCGTTACCATCGACATCCAATCTCATAGAACCCGCTCCAGCACGAGTACGACCACCACTCCTCACACCGACTGAGTTACAACAGGGCCAAACTACCCCACAGGCACGGGCACGGGCTCCGTCTCCAACTCCTCCAACTCTGGAACAAACACGCGCTGCACGAAATAATGTGCTAAATCGCCCAGCACCAGCCCGAGTACGAAAACCACTCCTCACACCGACTATGTTACAACGGGGCCCAACTACTCCACCAGCACCAGCACCAGTAGCAGATATAGAGACATCGAAGCGGTTGGCGAAAGCGTTGGTAGATACTCAAATCAGGCTTTTGCAGCCCAAAATGTTGGGAGCTGAATCTATTTTGGCCGAGGCTCAGCGTTTATCGAGCCAGGCCGATTCACAAGTTGGAACCGCAATGTTCAAGCTCGCATCTGTAGAGAATGCGCGCGCAAATATTGGAAAGGTTGATGTGAAGGTAGGTGGGGCTATTGACTCGTTCAAGTGGGATACGAAAGCTGTGAGCCAGTGTGTTATTGGACGAGACAAGTTGGCGGATGAAGAGTACAAGCGCGACCTGGCGAAACTAGAAGAGTACGAAAAGAGAATTGAGAGCAGGCTTGAAGCTTATAAAGGCCAACAAGGTCAACAAGGTCAACAAGGTCAACAAGGTCAACAAGGTCAGAAGGTGAGGGCAAAAGACATTATGAGTGTTGCAGATATAGAAACAGAACTAAAAATCCAAAATCTTGATCCGAGCCGTAGGGCAGCATTAATCAAACGCAAAAATGAATTACTAGCTAATCCTTCTTTAGCAGCTCCAGCACCGGCACCGGCAGTCACAACCCCGGGAGGAGGACGGAGACGTAGATTTACGGTGCGCCGGTCGCGACGGTCTTAATTCGAAGTTCTTTCAGAAGTTCTAAAATATACGTATTCGTTTTATCAGACGTGGAAACACACACGTCTTCTTTTGAATCGCGACACGCGAGAAGAAGACGTATGACTTCATACTGGTCTTGGTGTTTTAGAGAATCTATCTCTATTCGAATAGGTACATCTTTGTACATAAGGTGTTCTCGAATGATGTCCATTATTATTAGATAGAATCTAGTCTCTGTGAATACGGGTTGTTCGTGAAGGCCGAAAGAATCTCGGGGCCGTTGCGTTCGGTGTATACATCCTGCTTGAGTGGAGCGTTGTACGTGTACGATCCAAGATGTTCACCGGAAGCATTCAAACTGACCATTCCAGAATTGAAGCGCGTCGCATCAGATAAGACAGATTCGTCTTTCGTGGTCTGGACAGAGTACATGTCGGCACCAAGGGCTGTACCCGTACCCTGTGCGCCAGCTGGACCGGGGCGGCCTTCCGCCGTGAGTTTCATGAACTCTTGGTACGGTTCGGTGAATGCGCGAACATACGAGGCAACAACGCTAGCCACATTGTTGCTAGCACCATAGTATTGAGATGACGTAGATTCGCGAGCCTGGGTCTTCAGCACCTGTTCAGGGTAATGTGCTTGTGCGACCTGTGCACCAACAGCAGTGTTCACACGGTCCATACCTAAAACGGCAAAGCGGTCGGGGCGATTCTTGTTCACATCAGCCTGGATTCCGGGGACGGTAACCGTGCTTGCTCCGGGAATAACTGGTGGTTCATACGACAGTTTGGGTTTCGTATCAATGCGCACTTCATCCGTAGTTTTCGGCAGAGCATATTCGCGGAACTGAGCCTGCTGAAATCCACCTTTGGGCAGATTCGTGTACCCGTCATTTCCACCTGGACCGACCTGGAGCTGGTCAATTGGGAACACATTCTTCATGTTCTGACCAGTTACCATACGAGACTGGTAGAAATCACTTTCATCCTGATTTCCAAATGGGTTGCCGGTAGCGGGTTTAGCATCGAAGAATGAACGTACCTCCTTCTTCTGGAAATACTCTTTGCCTGCACCCGTATGATTATCCATAACACCTTCTGTCGCACCAGAGTACATGCTTTGCGTCACATTCGCGCCAAAATACGGGACTTCATTATTGTGTCCCTTATTCGACAAGTCCGGATTGACTTGGTCATTAATGTCGCGCGTGGGGCGAGCAGATAAACTTGCAAAATTCTCAGTCGTAGGTTGTGGTTGTGGATTGGGTTGGACTGCGAGCATATACCCGACAGCTCCAAGTCCTAGAAGGAGAGCAAGCTCAATCATCTTTGTTATTAATCTTACGGCTTTTTCTTTTCTATTTTTACAGCTTCGGATTGGATTGGAAAGATGGCGTGGTCTTGGGGTTTATGATGAAGCCAGTTCATTTGACGATGAGTCTGGTCGGTTTCAGCAGGATTTTTTGGGTAGGTCACGGGGGCCGAGGTTATCTCTTCATCTCCCGGGACATATATTTTGCGATTGGTAGGATTGTTCATAACATAGTTGTTCACCGTGCTCATTTTATTATGTATGCGCAGATAGATTCCACGCCGACCATGCGGCACGATTAAATGGGTTTACTGGAATCGTCTTCAGCATCGATTTGAATTTCTGTACGGCCTGGTCAAATGCCGTGGTATCAGTTCCAGGAGGAGGTAGAGGAAATGTAGTTCCGGAATCTTGCGGCTTGATACCATAGCAGTTCACTCCAAATTTGGTTGCCGTATCAAAATATCCGCCGTTAATTCCAGGACGACCGCAGTTGGTCTTAGCAACCGGATCGGCTTGGAGTGTAGCCCATGTCTTTTCCTGCGTTGGGTACAGAGCCATTGCACCCTGCGACCATCCGTAAGAACACCACTCTGCTCCAAACATATATGCTTGGTTCACTTGGTCATATGTCGCAATTTCAGCTCCGTATGCTGCACATACAGCAGGTGCATCTTCATACGTGTAATCATTTCCTCCAATATGGAAAACTTCCATCTTTCCAATAGGAAGTGGCGAAGCTCCCGATAATCCTGTAGAAGGAGCAGGTGCGGAAGGTGTAGTTTCATGGTAATCAACAGACAATGTACCGGCCGCCAGATTCAAAGTAAAGTATCCGAGTTTATTCAGGATAAGACCGACACCTACAAGAATCGCGATAACAACTAACGTTGCTAAGAAACTTCCTGTGGAGACAAAGGTAACAATCGTGAGAAGTACCATAATGACTCCAGTAATAATAAGCA